TCTTGTTTTGCCAATTGTAGTTTGAATCAACGAAATCAAAGAAAACTTCTCTTGTATCTTCATCTTTAAGTTCAGCGTGTCTATCAACAAATTTCTCTAAGGTCCCCTTAACTTCCACAGCTTGGCGTTCTTTTCGGATTATCTCTTCGATATCCTCCTTAGTCGCCCCTCCTAGTTGTTTAAGTCGTTCCTTATCAGCTTTCAAAGTCTCATCTTCCTCATCTATCTTCTTTTCGGCTTCTACTCCACTCTTTTGATTAAGTGGGTTAATAAGCTTATCAGTTCCATTCAGATTTTTTATTTGACTTTTGGTAGTCTGAATTTGTTCTGATATCTGTTGCTTCTGCTCATCAGTCTTGGCAAGCTTTCGCTTCTTTACTAGGTCCATAAGCTCAATACGTTTCTCGTAAGATTCGTCTGACTCAAATTTACCTTTGTTAGGAATACGATAATCGTATTCACCATCCTTCTTAGCTTCTACAACTGGAGGGTTGCTGGGGTCCTCCGCCTTTGGAGCCTCTGGTTCTGTTGGAGCCTCTGGTTCTTTTGGCTTGACCTCCTCTTTTGGAGGAAGTTCTTTTCCGGCTTGAAGCGAAGCTATTGACTCGTTTAAACTTTTATCAAGTTCAGTCTCATCATTTACCTCCGCTGCTATCTCTACCTTTTCTTTTGTTTCTTCCATATTTTTTCCGACCCGTATCGTGGGTGGCGACGATGGTTACTCCTTTAATTATATAATGAATAAAATAAACTTGCAAACTATCTATCTCCAAACTTACAGAATTTTACAATTCTACCTAGTTTCATCTTTAAGGTATCCAAGTTTACTGACCCCTCATTGATAAATGAGATAGCGTGTTTCTGGAAATCTCCCTCTAAGGAGTTATTAAAATCACCAACGGTAGTTGAATACTTGATTGGTGGAATAATAATATAAACCTCCTTATCTATCGCTTTATAAAATAGAAAATTGTCTTCTGGTTTGAACACCTTATTAAAGACTCCGAGTAAATCTTCTCTATCAACAGGTTTTCCACAGGTGCCCTCAAATCCTGGAGCAATTTTTCCTCCAAAAAAATAATCAGCTACTGGGACCTCCTTGCCTAGTGTGTTTCTTAAAATTGATTTATTAACAACTTTCTCCTTCTTTTCTATTTTCTCTACTTTCTCTACTTTCTCTACTTTCTCTACTTTCTCTACTTTCTCTACTTTTTTTATTTCTGATTCCATATTTTTTCCGACCCGTATCGTGGGTGGCGACGATGGTTATTTAATATCTACGTTCTTAAATGATTTATAAAACTTATTTATATACTCAGTCTGCTCTGGTTTTAATTGAGCTTTAACTTTGTCTATATATTCTTTCGTTAGTTCTATCTTTGGGACACTCATATCTATCTTCGCAATTTTATACGCCTCTTCAATCAAAGCAAACTCAATTGGGTATGGATGCGTATAATTTATATTTATCTTCTGACCCTTCTTCATATCTTCGGTTAATTCACACTGAAGTTGTCTACCGACCTCGACAACATTTATTCTATCCGACTCTACGAATGTGGCTTCAAGCGTATCAGAATTAACACCACCAATAAGCATAGTGGATAATTCATCTGCACTAATTTCAAACTCATCACCATTTTTTGTGGTAATGAACTTCATTAGTTTTTTTGTTTTAGCTTCGTCAGAATAGCCAATCTGCACGGTGTAATCTTTTTGTTTTATTTCTTTAGGTTTCATTATTTTTGTTCGTGTAAAGCTCCATTTCTAATTGCTTCTAAATAGTCTACCATTCTACGAATCATTGTGCTTTCAGCATCAAGAGTAAGGGTGTTTACAATTGTTCCCCACTCACTTTTTCTATCTATTAACTCTGTCTTAGTAATACAATCTTTCATCAATTCAATGATTGTCCCTGCGTGTTCACTTTGAGCGAGAGCTATTTTTTTTTGGTTTGCGGTTTGGTTCTCCATTTTATTTTTTAAATAAAGGTTTTAAATTATCGTAAGTAATTGTTTGGTCCGGATTGTGAATATAAAAGTAAGCTCCCTCGGTAGTGTCTTTATAGTCACCCCGTTTGATTCTATCTTTTATCTCATCCACAATCGCATCGACCTCTTTCTTTTTTGCGGCAGAGATAGGGTTAGTCGAACTTGCATATTCTTTATATTGAGGACCACCATAAGCTTGGTATTGATTAGGCATAGCTAAGATTTCAGAAACAGATTTCATCTGTCCTCTTTTAGCATATTCTTTCTGTCGGTTTAAAACGGTATTAAGAATAACGTCAGCTTCTAATTTCTTTTTCTCAAACTTACGATTACTAACTTCACCATAAAGAAGCGGTCTAAAAGCTTCGATATCGGTATCTGTTACTTTCACTCCTCTGTCTGGTAAATGATAAGTAGATGGAGCTGGTGGTGCAACAGGTGGGGTATACAAACTAGAAATGGTAGAAGGAGTCGTTGTCCTTACTGTTGGTGCTGGCTGTGGTTTATTAAAGAAATCTGATATTGGCATATACATATATTTTTTTAACCTTGAGCGGCTGCTCTACCCATTGAAGCGTCTATCGCACTACCCATTGGGGATTGTGGTCGTGGAACTTCATTTGGATTTTGTGGTTGCATTGGGTCCATACCATCTCCTGCCATCTGTTGACCCATTGGTATAGCTTCTCCACCGGCTCCTGGTGCACCTCCACCTGCTAGAGCCTGCATAGCGGTATTTTTTGCATCTTGTTGCATTTGCTCTTCCTGCATTTTTTTCTGCATATCAGAAGGCTGTTTTCCGAGAATAGCATCGTAGTCAGCTTTGGAAATATAATCATAAATATCTCCACCTTGAATATCAAGAAGTTTTTCCAGTGCCATAAGCTGTGAAGCTGCGGCTTCTGGGTCTTGATTTCTCATTGAGTAGATAAGAGTAATTTGATTTGTGATAACCGGGAATAGAGCCATAAAGGTTTGCTTCTGAATTTCAAGTGATGGAAGAAGCATTGAATCTGGGTCAATAATAAATTCAATGTAATCAGAAATGTGACCAGTATTTTTCATCTCATCAAATAGACCTTTAGCAGAAATCTGTCGAGTGTCTACATTATCAAGAACCTCTCCTTCGGGGGTGAAGTCAAAATTCAATCTTAGATTTTTAGAAGCGGCAGCGGCTATACCGGTAACTTCTCCAAGTTCATTTACAATTGGTTGTGATTCAATGAAATAATCAGGATTCTGTTTAGCAAATTCATTTAGTTGGTCCTCGGAATCAATCATAAAGATTTTATCAACAGAATAAATTTGCTTCATCCAAGTGTTTGCAATATGAGCATCAAGTTCAAGACCAGCAACCATAGAGTTCTTTGGAGGAGTCAGTCTATTGTAAGCAGCTTCTTTTAGAATAACAGTAGAACCAAGTGTAGTCTCGGATTGTGTTCCGGCGACAATGTTGTTCACACCAGTGTTCTCTTCGATTGCTTGTTTCTGCTTATCAGCATATAGAATACCTTGCTGGACATTTCCAGAAGTTTTTACTACATCAATATCAGAACCGGGATGCTTAGGGTTTACAATATTTGGTCCACGCTTATAGGAAGCAGTTCCGTTTTGAACCTGAGCTCCAAATAATAGAGGGAAGATTTCGGCTTCAACCTGCTGTGCGTTTAGAGAGTTTATGTATGTAAAAATTGCAGTGTTACCTCTCATCATTTCATAAAGACCAACACCGTATGGGTCATTCAAATCACGAACGAAACAGCGAGTGGTTACAACAGAACCGTGAGAACCATCGTTAGGAAGTTCACCATCGTAGATACTCATTTTTCCACACTGAACAATGTAGCGGTTAGATAAATAGTTTTCGTAATATCCAATAGTTACACTGGTATGTGCTTTTTCATTGTTCTCGTCTTTTGCTTCTTCAGAAACGGAACAGTATTCCAATTTCTTTTTATTTTTCTTTGCTTCAGGATACATTCTGAAAAAATCTTCCTTCGGCATATCTCTTTCATAATAGACTTCACCCCAAGACCAACAATCTCCGTGGTTGAATCCAATACCTAACCAAGTTCTTTTACAATCTAAAGGCTCTCGGTAGATATCATCGAACATTATTTTTTCAACACCATTTCTTTTCACAGAAACACGTCTTGGATAAACTCTCCAAGCTGCCCAGCCGTATGTAAATAAATTTTGATAGGTAAGACCTAAAGTATTCGCTCCGTTACCACCAGTCATAGACCAGCTTCTCTTCCATAGTTCGTATGAGGCTCTCGCATAAACTTTATCATCAGCAACAACAGTTGCATCCGGTAATTTTCCACCAAGAACGGAAGCAGCGATTAAAATTTTTGAAAATGCAATCGGTTCTTGAGAAACCGGAACACCGGACCTATTCTGGTCACGGTCAGTAAGCTTCTGTGGATAGACATTTATGTCATACGCACCATTAGCCATCTTATTATAGAAAACCATTGAACCCCAACCTGACTTTTCGTAAAGTTTCTGACCATAAGAAACATTTGTATTGATAAGATTGATTCCAATTTCAGCAGCGAGAGTATCGAAGCGTTCTCGATACTGACTCTTTTTCATTTCACGTTTCTTATCTGTTAGAAACTTGTAAGTATCGTTCTTCCCTGATTTTTGGGAAGTCATACCATCAGTCTCTATAGGGGTCATATCCTTTTCATTTGCCATATTATTATTTTATTAAATTACTAAAATTACCGTGATATTTTATACAAGCGTCACAATATGTTTTATAAGCTTTTTCTTTATCCTTAAAAACCCCGAGATAAAAATATTTACCCCCAGATTTTATCTGTGCTTGCCACTTTTTACTAAGTCTATTCCAAGTGACACCTTTTTTTTCACTGGTGCTGTTTTTTTGTATACCTCTATTACAAATGTTTTGAGAATGAGTGCAGATTCTAAGATTTCTTTTTTGATTATTCAATCCATCACCGTCAATATGGTCAGTATCCATTCCTTTTGGAGTGTTCATAATAACTCTGTGCATACAAATAGTTTTTGAGTTACCTTTTTTACCTTCTGTTCTGACTGCATAAAAAGTATTTCCAATTTTGTTGGCAAACCATTTGTTTTTATTCAAAAAAACATAATCTGAATCATCAACTATCGCATATTTACCTTGTGTTAGTGAAATTTTCTTCATCGTTACTATAATTATGTGCTTTTTATTTTAATAGTCAAGCATTTTGCATCTTTTCTCCTCAAACTCATCGTATTTTTCCATTTTTTTATCAAGAAGGTCCCAATATTCCTGACTTTCTAGGTAATGATGGTCCTTTCTGTTCTTTTTTATTCGATGTGAGCGGTGATAGACGACATTAGGTCCACCAGTGTAGGCATCTTGGTAGGGTAGATTGAAATGAAGAGATGGAATCTTCCTAGATGGCATTGTTTTAATGATTCATTTGACCAGCCTCCTCACCAAAGACAGCTCTTAGGTGTGAGAAACCTTCTCCTCCGGTGGTAGTCTCGACATACTTCCCTTGTTCTTGGAGGATAGCATACCCAATGGAGGCAGCCATAATAACATCGTCGTGTTTCTTATCCATCGCTTCAGCCTTACCTTTGATGTTTCTAATAAAAGTTAACATTTCATTTAATATCGCCGCTGGGAACCCGGAGTCTAGTCTAAAGAATACCGCCCGGAGTGAAGCTAAGGCAAAAGGGCGTGTCGCCGAGGTAGTCTTCCAACCAAAGAACTTCGTCACCTTTTGGGTAATATCATCAAACACTTTTCTGTAGTAGAGGTTCACATACCCCATCTTCTCCAGTGCATCATTCACCCAGAGTCCATCTTTGTTCACCTCGATTCCGAGTAATGCCCAGTTGTAATACTTTCCGAGCTTGTAGGCTTCCGAAGCTAGTTCGTCTGGAGCAACATTGGACCGATAGAGAGCGTCGCACTTCTCTGTCTTGTGATTGATAACATAAAGCACTTGAGCATCCCCGTGAGCTAATCCCTCCGCTGTATCTCCTCCAATAATATACTTGGTCCCTACCTCTGGCTCCTTAAATACCTCGAGAGAACCCGAAGAGTGTCGGTTAAATACAACATCCCCTTTCTCGTTTGTTCCAAGTTCTCCCTTAACACCCGGCGTAGCCTCTTGCAATAATTTTGCCACCTTCGCAGTTGAGAAATATGTCTGTCCAGTGGAAAGAAACGCCTCCTCGTGAGTCGTTGGATACTCCTGCATCAGCTTCTTCACCGCATCGGGGCTGTTCTTTCCTCCGAACTGTAGCCACTTCATATAATAGTAAGTAATCTCCTTATCGGTAAGGGAGTGCTCCTTCTGGTATGACCCCCAGTCAATTTCACAAGTAGCCATATTCTCTGTCGGGATATTCTCGTAAATCTTCTTCATTTCCATATCGTCATACTGCCAGTTGTAGAAGTGGGGTAGGAATTGCACTCGGGATAATTGAGCCGTTATCTTTTCCCGACCAATCCAGTTCTCATTGAAGATTTCATAAAAACGCCCTGCCATACCTTCCGCCGTGCTTTCAATAAAGATGAATCCATCAAGTGGAACCGCTGGGAATGTTCCAGTCTCCACCTCCGCTGCTCTCTTTGGAAAGTCCACGCACATTTTAGCAAACTCGGATATATGCACGAGGTGGTAAGTTCCCGAACGCCCGGATACCGATACCGCAATAGAGGAAGTAGAACCCTTGTCCGGTCCGTAATCAATAACCACCTGCACCTTTCTCGCACTGTTGTGGTTCAGCTTAAAAAACGCCCCTTTAATATCCTCCGCCATATTTCGCAGAGCAAAGTCCACTTTCTTATCAAAAATAGCGGAAGCATCTTCCACCTTGTGGGCAATAATAAGCCCTTCCTTGTTGGTCCCAAAGAGTATCGCATCGAGTATAAAAATATCAATAAATGTAGTAAAACCTAGCTGGCGACTCTTGAGTATAACGTGCCGGTGGAATGGGTGTTCTATATTCAAATAAGTATCATAAAAATGCCGCTGTGCCCGGTTCATATTAAATGGCTTCTTGTCTCCATCCTTAGTAATAATCCAGTAGAGGTTATCCAGTCTCCAGGTCCTATCCTTAATAAGCCCCGGGGTTTGAGTTAGGAGTTCAACGCACTTCTCATTATGTTCTTTGTATGGATTTGCCATTGACTTTATGTTATGAAGTCTCCACCTGGTTAAAAGTCTCCTCCGCTATCCGTAGGAGTTCCTCCACTCTCTGGGTATAAAAAGCCTGCATCTGTCTCGCATATTCCAACTGCTTAAAAATAACCATTGGGGTCATTGGGTCGTGACGGACCTCGGTAAGTAAAACATTCCTTTTATCCAAAGGGAGATTAGCGAATCGTCTATAAAAATCGTGTAATTTAAGAGCCATATTATATATGCCCAGCGAAGACCGCCAGTATTAAGAACGCACAGAGTATGTAAAGGACTATCTTAAAAATCTGTATCATTGTTTGTTTCAATTATAGGTATAGCCTCAACGACCTTTGGGGCGTCATTTCCTGTTGTTATCGTCTGGTTTTCAATTTGGTTAAGTATCACCGTTCGGAGTCTATTCGTAGACGGAGTCCCGTTCGGGTCCTTCGCGGGAGCATTGAACCGGGACCAAGCGGAGCCAATCGCATTGAGAGCTCCCACCAAGTCCTTATTAGAGAAGTCCTTAAAACCCCGGGCTTTGAACTCGTGCATAGCAGCCAGGGCAAGATTGTTGCTGTCTACGGCAAGAGCAGCCATCGCAGAATTGAATCCGGGCTTATTTTCAATATGGGAAGAAATAGAGTTTGCAACATTCGGAGAGTAGCCTACATCAAGAGCAATCTGTTTCTTACACTTTCCTTGTCCACCAAAGACACGACGTGCATACGCCATTTGTTTCATTGATGCTCCTTTGTTGTGGATTTTCATAATATAAGTATAGCACCTA